TTGTGGGGGACTAAGCCCCCACAAGTTAAGAGTAATTATGCTCCCGGTGAACCAAAGATACCTCTAAAGTCAGAGAACCCGAATGAGTATCTTTCTCTAGATTTGTATCTAACGTTTCCAGTTTCAAAATCGCCTTCCATCTTAGTGGAAATTGGCGCTCTTTGGAAGTGTTTTAATCCGTTAGGCGCATCAGTTTTGATAAAGAATGCATCTGTATCAGTTAAGTAGTTATTTACTACATAACCTTGAGGAATCATTCCCATGCTGCCTACAGCATTAATATCATTATCACCTGTGCCAACTCTTTGACCAGACTTCATTAGTCTTTCAGCAGTGAATTGAAGATTTACCGGAATAATCATTTTCGTACCGTTGAGAGCGATTTTTAATCCTCTATCGTCAGTAAGTCCAGCAATGTCAATCAATGCTTGTTCTAAAGATGTCTCGTTTAGATCAGCAGCAACTGTTAGTTCGTTTTTGATATTACCACCAGTGGTTGGGTGAGCAGTAGAACATAATTCTACGCCGTCTCCACCTGTGAAGCTAGAATCAAACGCATTGTTTAATACGTTAGCTGCTTTCACCTGTTTGGCATTTGCCATTGAACGAGCTAATGCTTTTGTGTATCTTGAACTGATCTTGTCGTAAAGGTTATCCTCTACGGCTTCTTCAGTGATTGAAAAAGCAAGAGCTATAGTTTCGTGTGTATAGCGAGCAGTAAAAGACTCAGTCGCGTCATCATAATTAACTGATCCGCCTTCTGGTTTTACTTGTGCCGCACCGAAACCGGATAGCATTACTTCTTCTTCAAATGCACGATCTGAAGTTTCAGTGTCGAAAATCTCCGTGTGTTGATTTTCGTATCTATTGTATTCTAACCCGAACAAAGCGTTAAGACCCGGTTCAAGTTCTTTGACCAATTGTGATCTAGAAATAGCCATATATGTCTCCTATTACGCTAATGCAGTGGTTAATAGATAAGAATGTTCGCCAGTATTCGGAACAACGTAAGCGTTGCAGTTTGCACTGCTTGTATCACTGTTATTCGGATCTTTTGAAATACCTATCTGTTTGAATTGTCCAGATGTTGTAACTGTAGAAGTATCCAACTCTTGTGAAGATCTTCCAGAAAGAGTGCTTCCACCCGTTCCGACAAAATCAAATCCACCAAAGTTCATAGCTGCTGTGCCAGTTCCATCATGTTGAACTTCAAAGACGATTCTTGGATCGTCGTACACCTGTGCAACAATATCAGAAGCATTTGTGCTTGCTGGATAATGATTGCTAAATGTTGGTTTGCTAGTAGTGGGATCAGTGTAAAAACATCCTGCAAAAATACCTAAAACTACGTTACCTGCTCCTGCGGCTTCAATTCCACCGGCAGTTACGGCAATAACAGCTTGACCTTGATAGATCGCTGTACCGTAGTTTGCTGCAATTTTGTATTCGTTTGTTCTTAATTCCCCACCACTAAGATGTCTCACGGGTCTAAACCCGAAAGCTGCGTCTTTATTTGCCATCGTTAGTTTCCTTTTTTTAAAGGGTTAAATTTTATTATTCGATGGACAAAAGAGCTAAAAAATTAGTTCTTTCGGTTACCACCGAAGGTTACACGAGATTGCCTATCTGGTTTAGAGATCGGCATACTGGGGTGTTGTTCCTTCAATAGATCGTTTGCAATAGCTTCTTCCTTATCTCTCGTTTGTTGTGAGAAATAGGCCATACGCTCTTCAACGATTTCTTCTGGAATTTTAGCCAGTAGTAAACCACCAACTCCTATTACACCTTGGTATTTTCCGTCCTGTATTGTTGGATATTGATCGCCGGAATCTGCTCTTACGAGTTCAAATCCTTCTCTTAGCCTAGCATTTAAATTTTTATTATCTGCTTGGCCTAAAGTTTCAGCGCGTATCCACCTATATTTGTACCCATCGGGTGCAGGAGGTGCGTCAAGGGATGACGGGGGTGCCCATGGTTTCCTACGAGTCGTTTTCTCGCGGGATAGAGCAGCGCGTGGAGTCTTATTTTCATCAATTTTATTCATATGCCTTACTCCTTCACGTATTTCGCATATTCTTCAAGTGGCACACCTAATTTTTTAGCAATCGCTACTTGAGATGGCGTGAGTCTCACTGTTTTGCGTCCAGATCGTGTGGTCCTTTGCGCGGATGCAACAGTTTGGACGGGCTTGTTGCTTCCTTGGACTTCTCCCCCATCGTTAAACTTTTGGGGAAACTCATTCCGAAGTCTTCTGTCAATTTCTTCGTAGTATTCATCGGTCGTAGGATTAAATCCTTCTTCCTCCACAAGTTTCTTGTGAATACCAAACGAAGCATATGTCAT